AATTTTGACCCCCCAACATTTTTGTAACAGTGGCAAACATTTCACCTTCTTGTGGCATAATTGTTTTTTTCGTAATATTTGGAATTAAAAATTTTCTTCCTTGCTTTTTAGATTTATTTCCACCTGAATTTTTAACCATTAAATACTATATTATTTACTTTTTATATTATTTGTTTCATCCATTCACGTATTGAAATTTTTTCAATATCAAATAAACTTTTTTCTTGTATCTCTTTACTTTGTTCATCCAATTCATATCCGTATAATTCATAAAATAATTCTAAACTATCATCATTCTCAAATATAGGTTTCTTCTCTTTGAAAACTACCTTATATTCTTTCCATAATTTATCCCAAAAAGGTGTTCCTTGTGTATAAAATTCCCAGTGTAATAAAACATCTTCGTGTGCGGGTGTTTCAATATTGAAACACCCAATTTTATCATTTATTTTATATTCTCTATTTTTTAATATTCGATACGGCGTTTTTGATATATATCTTTTTTCTATTTTTAACACTTCTTCATCCAAATCATCAACCATATAAATTAAATTATTTGGAGGAGTAATATAGATTCGTTCAAATATATCTTCTAATAATTCCTCTTTTGTATTGGCTTGTTTACATAATGCTTTTTCTTTTGCCTTTTCAAATCCATGGTCTTCTATATAATAATTCATGTAAAATGCTATATTCATTGGTTTCTTTTTTTTTATCCCTGTTTCAAATAAAGCGCCCCTCTTGACATTATAACGATGTGTAGGAAATATTTCTTCCGCTGTACGAAAGAAATACATATTTAAATTTGGTTTAACCTCGTATAAATTCAACATTAACAATAAAATACTCTCAAGTGTATCATAGTCTTCTTCAAAATAAAATGGTACATAACTACAGAAATCCTTATGATATTTCATAAATATCATTTTCATATCTTCTCCTGAATAAAACAATTCGCCCGTCCAAAAATAACATTCACTTAATTTATTTTCTATCATACACGTATACAAACTATATATTACTGCCTCATAAGGATAGAGAAGTCGCGTTAACCTCATTATAAGTTATTCAATTTTAAACTTTTATATTCAATTTTTATATTCAATTTTAAACTTTTATATTCAATTAATATATATGGCGAAACAAGAAATCGCATGGACAAGTTTAATCAAAAAAACAATGCAAGAAGAAAAAATACAATTCAAAGAAGCAGCAGAAAAAGCATCAAAAATATGGAAAGAAATTAAAGCAGGTACTCATTCAAAATATATTCAAGGAAAACCTGCTAAAAAATCTAAAACTGCTAAAAAATCTAAAACTGCCAAAAAATCTAAAACTTCCAAAAAATCTTGCAAAACTGAATGCCAACACAATTTATGTAAATCGTGCCACAGCAAATTATGCAAAAACTGTCTCTCCAATTGTTAATCTATCTTCTGGATCTGAACTAATAATCGCCTCACATCTATTTATTATAATATTTATTTTGTTATGTTTTTCATTATATTTTGTTATATAATATAAATAATGTACCGCCAAGCTATATATATCCCATGTTTCCATAACATTCATAATCGAATCTTTGATTTCACAATTATCCAAATGAATACACTTATTTATGTATCGTCTTGCTACCTCTTCATGTTTTTTCATCATCTTCTCACTTAATCTATACATTGATTTTTGAATAATAATGTCTATATCTTCCTCTTTCAGATTGTCTTTCTCTTTTATATAACATAATAAATGATATTCAAATGGTAAATACTTGTTATCTTCATAATGAATTGTATTTATACTATTATTATTTATACTATTATTGAAATTACAAATTCTCGCCTCAAATGTATCTCTTGAATATAATATACTTGATGCATTAATATTCATATGTAATATTTTATGTTCTCTCAATATTTCTAATGCTTTATATAATTTTTTAAAACTATCCCAAAAGAAAAGGGTCTTATGTTTATTGAATTGTAAAACTTCGTCTATTGAATAACAATTATGACCATCATTCTCAACATATTCTTCGTGGTCTTTTATTGCTTTACTATCTAAAATATCTTCATTATCAAAATGAATTAATTTCATATTTCCTCTCAACTTCTTCAAAATAAAAAAATATTCATAATTCAATAATACGGGGTTCACCCATGATTCTTTGTTCATATTGTAATATGATAATCTTTATTTATTACTTTTCATAATAATATAATGTCTATTTTTATACATTTTTTTTAATTTATGATAAAAATCTTCTTCTTTGATAATTTCAGTAATCATATCAAATTCATTCTGAATCATTACTTTTGACGTTTCTAAAAATTGATTATATCCAATGGCAGGAGAGAAATGTTTATCCTTCCTATTTTCTTGAATATTTCTATCAATCATTTCTATGAATTCAAGTCCCAGTTGAATATATTCGGTTCTTTTTTTTTGTTTTTGTTTTAGGTCTGTTTTTGTTCTAAAATAATATCTCCCAGCCTTATACATTTTATCTTCAATGTTACCTTTATAACCAAGTTCTTCCATGTAACGTATTTCGTTGTCGATTAATAGTTTGTTATTCTTTTTCCACTTGTCCCATTCCTCTTTATATACAGGACGTAAATCATATTTGTGTATTTTTGAGAATGATTCTAATTCAACCATAAATTCTGGGGTAAACTTATAGCGATAAACAACCATTAAAAGCATAATTGATATATTATTAAATCAATTTATTTATATCAATATATTTATAATGAGAGGCACTAGAAAAAATAAATTAGGAAAAATAGAAAAAAATAAGAATGTACTAGAAGGTGATTGTATATTTCCATTTAAAAAAAAATCAATAGTATATAATGATTGTATGGAAACTGAGAAAGGGATGATTTGTGCGACCGAAATTAATCCAAAATCAAAAACTTTGAAAAAATATGGATATTGTGAAGTTCTAAAGAGCAAGAGCAAAAGCACAAGCACAAGCAAAAGCAAAAGCAAAAGCACAAGCGCTAGCAAAAGCAAGAGCAAAAGCACAAGCGCTAACAAAAGCACAAGCGCTAGCAAAAGCGCCAGCACAAGCAAAGCCGCGGCTGAAGACACACCCCGTGTTATACTTCATATCCGCCAATATAAAAAGGAAGGTCCTTCTTATTTAGATACACTAAATGAAAGTGAAATTGAAACTATGATTGATTACGCCAATCAATTATATTATGGAAATGAAGAAATTATAATGAGTGATGATGAATACGATATATTAAGAGATTATACATTAAAACGATTTCCAGATAATAAAATGGCACAAGAAGGCCAACACGAATTATTACTGGCACAAAATGTATTATTTAAAACCACATTACCTTATCAAATGTGGTCTATGGATAAAAAAAAACCAGAAGACATTAAATCCATAGAGAAATGGAAAACAACTTATACTGCGCCTTATGTTTTATCTTGTAAATTAGATGGTATTAGTGGTTTATTTACAAATGAAGGAGGCGTTCCAAAATTATATAGTCGTGGAAATGGTGTAATCGGACAAGATTTATCACATCTTATACCTCATATTAAATTACCACATGGCGTTAAAGATATAGTCATTCGAGGAGAATTTATTATATCTAAAAATAACTTTAAAAAAATAAAAGAACCATTTTCCAATGCTCGTAATTTTGTCGGTGGTCTTGTCAATACTAAAAAACCTAAACCAGAACACTTAAAATATTTAGAATTTATTGGTTATGAAGTGATTCAACCTGTATTAAAACCTTCCGAACAATTATTATTTATTCATAAACATGGTTGGCCTTGTGTCGTATATCGCATCGAACAAGATATTCCCCTCAACATATTACAAGAAACCTTAAGCGAATGGCGTGCAAAGAGTGAATATGATATGGATGGAATTATTTGTACTTCCGATATGATAATAAAAAGAACGAAAGGTAATCCAAAACACGCATTTGCATTTAAAATGGCGCTTGATGATCAAATGGCCCAATCCAAAGTCATTGATGTAATATGGTCAGCATCGAAAGACGGCTATTTAAAACCTCGTATTCAAATTGAAGAAATAGAATTAGCAGGAGTGAAAATAAACTTTGCCACAGGATTTAATGCCAAATTTATTGTTGAAAATAAAATAGGTAAAGGCGCCTTGGTTCAAATTATACGTTCTGGTGATGTAATTCCTCATATTTATAAAGTCCTACAACAAGCAGAAACTCCAATTATGCCGGAAGAAGACTATATATGGAATGAAACAAAGGTTGATATTATGTTAACCACGTCGAATATTGAAGTCCGTGAAAAAATTATGATTGCCTTTTTTAAAAAAATAGGCGTCCTAGGATTAGGACCTGGAAATATAAAAAAAATAATGAAACAAGGATTTGATACAATTGAAAAAGTTTTATCAATGTCCTTACTCGATTTTCAGTCTATTCCAGGTTTTAAAGAAAAATTATCAGATAAAATTTATAATAGCATTCAAGAACAAATTAAAGAGACGACTCTCGGGTTACTTATGGAAGCAAGTAATTTATTTGGCCGGGGATTTGGTTATAAAAAAATAGACACTATATTAAAAGCACATCCAGATATACTAACTAGTGACATATCTAGAGACGAAAAAATAAGTATTTTAACAAAGATTAATGGAATGTCAACAAAAACAGCTAAACTATTTATTGATAAAATACCAGAATTTATGATATGGCTTACAAATGCCAACCTTATTCACAAGTTATCAAATGTGAGAATTGTATCTTCTAAATCGTCAGGAAAACTGTTAAGTAGAGAAAATATTGTAATGACTGGTTTCCGTGACAAAGAACTTTCACTTTTTATAGAATCATCAGGCGGAACAATACAAAATACAATATCTAAATCTACTACATTATTAATTGTAAAAAATGCAGACGAAGAAACTACAAAAACAAAAAAAGCAATTCAAAATGATATTCCCATTATTGAACTTATCGCCTTTAAAAAAAAATATAACTTGTAAATATATGACTAAATTAATAGAAGAGATTACCCTACAAGTTCTTATCAATAAAAAAGGCGATTCTCTTATGGACCGTCTTAAAAAAGATTTCGATATAAAAAATAAAAGTAAGAAAAAAAAAAAAAATTCTACAAAAAAAAAATAAACAAAAAAA